GAGTGAGGGGGCCGGGTCGGACAAACACCCTCTTGTCCTCAAGTGAGGCTATCTCCTGCCGACTGTTAGCGTAATGCAGACGGGCCGATGCCAATACAATAGTCTGATTGGATAGGTGAGCAGAAGGGCTTGACGGATACACACCAGAGGAGGTATCAATGACAGTCCCGCATATCAATCCAATCTTTCCAGAGGATGAGGTTATGGCCGGGTCGAAATAGACCAGTAGTATGGCCTCCTCGTTAGCGGCATTGAGGCCAGTGAAGTTAGAATGGGTGCTGTGGGTGGCGTATAACGCAGAGGTTGTGATGTCTATGTCCCTCGCGGTGATGGTGTGTATAACGCCATCCACTATGACTGTCCCCGCCTTGATATCTATCGTTTTGTAATCCTGTTTTTCACAGGCACAGTTTCCTGATATAGCGTTGTTGCGTGTGCTGCTATTGTATGCGTTTAGCGTAAGTGGGATGACTCCGTTCAACAATGCTCGTTGGTTGAAGTTAGTGAGAGTGGGGCTGGCGAGAACATCAGTGTCTCGCAACCCGTCGGTCTGGTATGATTGATATGCGGTTTCGTGTCCCTGTCCAAGTCCAGCCATCATCGCACCTCCATCAGCACATCCACACGCACTTCATTGGTGGTGGTCTTGTTGATAGGCATAAAGGTGGCGCGATAAGCAGGGGTGTCGAGAGCGGTATCGCCATGCAGTGCTATCTCCTTGATGGTCTGCGATGAGGACTGCTGTGTATCGAAGGTGGCGGTCACGGCCACTGTCCTGTCGTCTATCTTGGTGACTTGAGGGGTGACTGTGATCTGAGGGCTACCCGCCCCACCGTCACGGCTCGACGCATCCCCGCCGCTCGCACCGAGGGTCATACGAGTGACGAGGGTGGCGAGGTGATCGGACAAAGCGGCCTTGAGTGAGTCGAGGACAGGCATTAGTATTCATCCTCCTCCGGCCCGCCGAGTTGAGTTGTTAGCCATCCCCTTCTTTGTGGCTCAGGATACTTTGCTTCATGCTCCTGTTGTAATCTAAATCTCTCATTTTGATCCTGTGCATACTCTGTAATGCCTTCCGGCCCGCGCCTGTATGTTTGTTCAGGGAACAGGGGAGGGCCACTTACTTGCACCTGCTTCCCACTCAGCGTTCCTCTCTCGTCTGCATAGCCCGCTTCTTCAATAGCATCAGTCATTTCCTTCCGACCAACAATCCCTGCATCATTCAAAGCCCTGACCAAACCCGCCCTTTCCAATTCATTCAAGACTTGTTGGCCGGGATAGAAACTCCCCGGTGTGAAATCCTCCATCCGCTCTCCAAAATCTCCCACTTCGTAATCCATGTAGGGAGGGGGCAATACAAAATCCCCATCTCCTGACCATTGAACATCATCGCCAACCTTTATTTCCGTGGGGGCTTTTCGCCCCTCTCTCGCGGCTCTAAATGCAGCCTCCCATGCAACAGACTCCCAAAAATCATTCTTATTCGGCCACAAGGAGCCGTTTGGATCAATTACAGGGTTTTCCCATTGTTTGCCTGTGACTGGATTGATGGCGGGGTTCCGCCCGTAGGGATTGTCCCAATTCCATGAGTGGGGAATCTTTGACCCACGAAACGCTAAGTTGGCATCAGGATCAAGAAACGAAGGCACAGAATCGGTAGGGCGAGGTAATCTGAAATCAACATCCTTAACGACAGCCCATGCTCGTTCAAACACCATCATTTCACCTCATAGAACTTTGACTTGCTCGTGCCGATGGCCCGCGCCCGCTTGTTGCTATCACGCACTCCGATTTTACCCATTCCTTGAGAGTGTTTCGCACCGATAATGAAGCCCTGATTACTCACATTGCGGATGTATATCCTATGAACTGCAACAACCCGGATGTTCCCAGACATAGATACTTCGGCTACATCAACTGTCTTTCCTGCGCTCTCATCGAGAGGCATGGTGTTGCCGGAAACCGCTTGGAGGTCGGAGAGTATGCCTTCGATTCCTTTGTCATACTGCGCTACGGTGAAATCACTGGATGACATAGCATAATTGTGCTTGGCCTCAAACACCGCATAGTCTCCACGAAGGCCGTGAGCAGGGAGGTCAAGCGCAATTATCTCACCCGGTTGAATAGAAGATGATTTGATTGCACCTCTCAGTTTCACAAGGGGGACGCTGTTTTCAATACGAGAAAGGATAGACTTCCCTAACTTCAATGCCTCTGCGTTGCTCTTGAGTCCGGGTATCTCTTGTCTTAGAGTTTTGACAAGGTTGCTTTTGCTCCCTTTACTGGCGTCCTTCTTCATCCGGTCAAGATCTTGGATGACTACGAACACCCGTTCATTTGCTGCCATTGAATCACCTATGACTACAACCTCATTAGGAGAATCATACATCTTGCTGACCTTGATTTTCTGTATCGCACTCGCAAGACTGAGCCGTGCGCCGCGATTCGTAAAGGCGTCTGAAGAATATACCAATGCGCCATTTCGCTCATTCACTAACTGTTTTCCATCTATCTGAGACATATTGCGTATCAGTTCCATGATATTCAATCCCCGTGTCTTACGGGCAGAGAACACAGGGGAGTGGTCAGATGCTATACGCAATGAGGGGTGCGCGTCCAATGTCGCAGATATTTCCCTGTCCTTATTGAGTAACGACCTCGTTGGCGTCACATTGTATCCTGCTACATCCGTTCCTGCATCATTCAGGAGAGTCAGGACGGCATCGCTCGTCCTCACTCCAACAAAACCCTTCTGCCCCATTAGCACTGGGCCTTCAATCAATCCCGCATCAACGAGACTGTCCCCTTCGATGTTCCTAAACAGTAAGACTGTGGATAATTCATCCTTCTCAACCCCTGCTATTCTAAGGGTGAAGCCAGCAGGATCGAATAGATATGGTGGGAAATTAGTCGAAGTGATTTCATCCCCATCGACACGCATGGTTGTAATTGCTGACGATATATTCCTGATGCGAGCGGTTGTTTTGCCATTCTCGATTAGGAATGGGCGTTGGCTCACCATGAGGAAATCCGTTGGATCATATTCCAGTAGCCCCCGATATGATAATGCTGTTGGATGCACCTTACTGGATGACGAATCATATCTATTCCATATGCTCGATTCTTGTTTCGCCAATCCCAATGTATTGTCGATGAAGGTTGGAGCCACGAGATGAGGGAGCGTTAGTGGGCGAATATCAGTCAGGGCAGATGGCGTGGCTGAATCCGATGCGTTGTTAGAATAGTATCTCAATATCTGTCCCGTCAAATCGCTGATACTTGTGCTGTTCGTCACTCCTGTGAGTTTATTCTTGGTCTTGCCCGTATAATGAATCTCTCTTGCCCCTACAACAAACAGTGTTCCCGCAGGGGGCAACAGCGAAGCGTCCTCAAGCATCACATTGTTTGATGAGTGATTGACTACCTTGAATTGAGGGAACATTCGCATGGCTGTGTCCATATGGGCATACGAACCACCTTCTGGTGTAGTCTGTTTAGCGAAGTCGCCACTCGTGCCTAAGCCATCGCTCCTATACCTCGTTTCAGACTGGTGAATCGCCTCTCCACCACCGGGGTGAGTGGTCTGTGAGTATCGTGACTCCACTTCTGGATTGAAGTCCCCGTTTATGGTTTTGCGAACCGCATCCGATTTGAAGAATTGAAGCATCGAGGCACTTGGAATCAAATGATACACCACATCATACTCGTTCGCATCAGGGTATGTGATTTCAAAAGCCCCTTGTGATGAAGTAAGGAATTGCAGATTGCCGAGGGTCTGTTCCAGATCGGATTCAAACACCCCGTATCTATTGTCTCTCGTGAATGTTTGATACTCTAATGTTGCTTCACCCACTGACGACCTCGCACCCAATACCCATCCATCTTGTAGCAAATCGGACGCGAAACCAAATAACTTCAGTGGCCTCACGGGTCGCACGAAGTAATCAACGGTTTTTCTCCTCGGTGCTGAAGTAGCCGCATTCCCCGACGTAGCATGGACTTCCGTAGCAAGCGAACCCTCCTCTGCCCGATTGAGATATGTCTTACGCAGAATGTATGTCCCTCCCCACGGAGGTAGGTCTGCCGAACCACGAACAGACCATGCATCCTTCGCACTGGTCTTGGGTCTAACGAGAGGGGCAGCAGGGTCAGTGCCTCCCTTTGCGGCGTTGGTATCAGGACTCCATGTTGGGAGTGTATAGGGATTTGAGATGGTTTGGGATGACGGGCTACTGGGGTCAATCGTCATAGCGTGTGTAGTAAAACGTGCATTCACAGACCATGACGGCAGTATAGGGAATTGCTGCCCAAGAATCAAATCGGTATTGAGTGATGCCGCCTTAGTGGTAGTCACTGCATATGCAGTGTTCTTGTTTGTATTTCGCTCATTCTCTGTTTGGATGACGAATCCAAGCCGCGGTTCTGTCCTCGACTGAACCTGCCTATGATCCGCTATCTCGGATAAGGGAGTTGGAGTTAGTGAATTGATAGTTGCATTAGAATGAGTCGCTATCCCCCATCCTGTTGTGGGGTAATGAACATTGGAAGATGAGTGATCGACGGCAGAAGCGTTAGTGTGTAGGGCGTTGCCTCGCAAGTGATAGAAGCCCCCTCCAACACCATACTGTGTCGAACTAACGGCTGATTTAGAATTGGCCTGTGCGAAAGATGATGCCCCTGTGTATTGAACGAGGTCGATGAATGGGTCACTGCCTTTGTTCATCGGAATGCCTGTTAATGGGGCAGTGGAAGCCGCATTGGAATCTATCTTGGCCTCCCACCCTCCGGCCACCATTGCAGTAGGCTTGACCAATCCAAGTGATTCGATACCTAATGACGCCCCGAAGCCAAGAGGTTGTTCTGAAGATATGGGTTTAGCATTAGTCCCGCGCACCACACTGGAGAAGGGTGTGGCCTCTGCGGTGTGTGAAGTCAGCACCATACCAATGGGTATAGACCTCTCGACACCATTGTAGGCAGAGGGGAATACCCATGACGAACCATATGGTGATGAGGAATGAGGTATCTTCTGCACCGAGTCGTGAATGCCACCATCAAATCTGGCCTTTCCGAATATAGGTTCTTGACCACTTAGGTTCTCAGTCGGATCACCTGCTAACATATCCAATGCATCTGACCCTGTTCGGAACCCCCACGCTCTTACTGGCAACCTTCTGCTCATATCATATGCGACCATCGAGTCTATGACTGCCATATGTTTGGTGAATACTACATTGTCGGTGTCCTTATCGTAGGGTATAGTCCCCCAAGACTTCTCTGGGTTTATCCCATCACCTATACCTTCACCCCTTGAAAGCCTCTCGATCTGATATGTGGTAGGCAAGCGGAGAGTGCCTGATGGTTCTCGCACAGTGGTATGACCCATGAGGACACTATTCGCAGACTTCAAACCTACTATTGCACCATGCCCTCCAGCATTCAATCCATTGTATCCATAGTTCTGCAACCACTGGAGAACATACATTCTCTCAAACGGTTCTGCATTCACCGCCAAAGCAGTGGTGGTGGGGTTTGAATGGTTCCTCAAATACAGTCCTTTGGTGGGGGGGTAGTAGAGTGAGCGGGGCATTCCAGCCTCTCGATACCTGAAAGTCGTGAAATGCTCTCGGACTGTGCCGAGCAAAGCAGGGTGACTGTATTCAGCGAGCCATGAACAGAGGAAGGCATCAGGGGTTGCACCCGTCCCAGTGTCGGTCTTGTCCAGTAGGGCATAATCTCCATAACTTGCTGATATACCGTCCGCATTCGGTGTTCTTGCGGCCATGTTCAGATACTCAGGATCGTGGCATAGCAGAGGAGGAACGGTGGCTAATTCTGTGCCTACACGGGGGGCTATCACCCCTTCTTCCAAGCCCAAAACAAACACACTGCTCGACCCTGCGGAGATTATACTCGGCACGGGCCTACCTCCACCCATCGTGTAGTCGCCGAGGATAAATCCGTTAATCATGAACTCGCTTGCGGCGTTATATCGTGTGGCTGATGGTAAAGCGGCATCTAAGGTCAATCTGGTAGGCCCGCCTACGTCCCTACCGCTTTGCTCTGTGAATGAACCGCGCCTCACGAGATGGCCAACTCCTGTCGTTTCAGTATGCTCTTGACCGGGGGCAATGAGGTAGTCTAAGTCCGTTTTTGGGGTGACTCCTGAGTAAGTCGCCTTGATATCAGGCAATCTGAAGCCGTCCAATTCAGTTAGAGGTAGTCCCTCTGAGGAGAAAGACCCCGTTGCTCTGAAACCAGACTCCCCTTTGACCTTCAGCGTGTCTAATTCAAACACGGTGCTTGTATTGCTGGCTTTTCCTGAGCCGAAGCCGAAGTGTTTGTGTTCGGTTTCTGCCTCAAACAGCAGAGAATACGCAGAACCGTGGCTCCTATGCAACTGTCGGCGCATGGCGTAGGGTGTGCCTCGGTGGGTGAGGGGGGTGACGAAGGAGTGGCCCTGACGAGCGAAGCGGATGCGGTGGTGAGGGTAGGGGTAGCCAGTGGCCGTGCCGTTGTTCGTCTGCGTGAGGACAGACCCCCTCTCAGCGTGGTCGGTAATACGATGTGCAGAATAGAGGCGCGTGGAGCCGCTTGGGACTGCCCCGGCAGTGGTAGGGGGGGTGAGGCCGTGTTTGGCCGTCAGATCGCCGTGTAGGAGCCTCTTACAGTGAAAAATGAGCATCCTGTCGTGTGTGTCGAACTGGGAAACCCCTCCAGACGCCTCTGCAACGCCCGCAGCACGAGGGTCAGGAGCCGTCAGCCCCCCAAGCCCCCACGTCATGTTAGACCACGCCTGAACCCTGTCGTGACCGCTCCTTACGAATATCTCTCCGGGTATCTCTGAGGGGTCGGGTAGTTGGATCTTCAGATTTGGCGTCGTCTTTCCGTCCGGGGCCGATGGCCCTGTCACCTCTTTACCTGTGGAGATATCCTCTCGCACATTCTGAACAGCGAAATCCTTGATGACCACACCCAATGGAGAGCCGCCTTTGAGGGTCAGGACGTTGCCTTGATCGTCAGTAGTAGTGATGTCCTCAAACACCATATGTTCATTACTGATTCTGAGGCCATTGACTCGTTCAGTATTGACTGACTTTGCTGAGAATATGGGACGGGGATAATGCAGATTGCCTGTTCCTTGAATCCCCTTCAGCCGAAAGTTAGTCCCATATGTCATGTTGTTCAATTCATCACGAGAACTGGTGAGCATATTGTCGGAATTAGAGGTGGCTTTGGTCTGATATGCACTCTTGAGATAGAACAAGTCGTTGCCCGACGCTGGAACCGTAGTCCCATATTCCAATTCTGCCAATTTGACCGTGCCAGTTGAGCCTGACCCCACCGCTGCGGAATCCGCTTTGGTGATACCAGAGATAGATGGAC